CACGAGGTTTATATAATTTTTGATTCTTATCAATAATGACTCCTAATGATACTATAGGAGTAATACTAGTTTTTAAAACGTCTGTAACATAAGAAGTCTCACCATCAATAATAGAGAGATCCTTCTTATTATTCTTAAAAATAGCATCAGGAGGTAATGAAGCTACTAAAATACTAGATTCTTGCTTCAACGTTTCTCGAGCTACATTAAGTGAAGACTTATCTATAGCTAAACAATACCACTTATTAGAAGAAGTACCTGCGATGTGAATACCAATAATCGAATTATTATAAATTAATGGTTGTCCACAATCGCCATCACTAGATCTGTGATTTAAGGCTTCACATTCATAAACCATTTGAGTTTGAATACCCGCGGTAGTTTTATATCGAATAGGTTGATCAAGCATCCTTGCCCTAACCAATACTTCTTTCCATACACCTGTCTCACAATTCTTGTGAAGATAAGAACACCCAGCTTGCGCTGGTAAAGTTCCATCTTCAGCAAAATACTTCAGAAAATTCTTTCCTGGAGGCATATTAGGTAAATGGACAAGGGAAGCATCTAATAATTTAGTGCTAAATAAACCACTTTTCTTCTTAAGTGATTCAATATGTGTTTGAGGTACATCTATATTCTTATACTGAGCACCCTGCTTTCCTCCATAACTAATAATAATATCTTGTAAACCTGTTAATGATAAAGCATGTCCTGGGACCAGTCTCTCTGATCCCATTGGCAAAGTTTTAACAATAGATGATACTCCATTATTAACAACTTTTGCTTCGGCAATACCCTTAGCAATATCTGCCAATACCTGCTCTTTAGTCATAGTACGTGCTTCATGTGCGGGGCGAGGTTTATTGATAAAATAACCCAAATTATCAGAATTTGTTTTCTTTGGAGGTGCTACAAAACTAACACCTTCACAATCATGATCATTATCATCAATAATTTTGGTAATATTTGAAGAAATGTTATTATCTTCAGATTTACCAACTATCTTATGAACTACTGATAATGATCGAAATATTGCTGTAAGCGCAATTGCTCCAGTTGCAAATAAAATAGCATAAGCTGAATAACGAGCCTTATTAAATTCGGAAATATATTTTCCTGCTTTAATAGTACGCTCGATATGAGCTCTTTTCTCCTTAATAAAATATACTCTCTCATAAGCAAAAAATGCTATAATAAAAAATAAAGCTCCATAAGGAAAAATAGCGCATATAGCAAATAAAATGGCTATACTAAACCAATTTTCTTTATATATATCAAATCGCATCTTGGCATAGCCAATACAATTCTTATAATAAATAGCTGTTGATAGAGTTGCTGCCAATCTTGAAGAAAAATCAATAGCATATCCATCCAATGCAAATAATCGCTCTTGTGCGGACACTATAGGTTTATCATAAAAAATTGATACAAAACGAGATCTATTAAAAGATTCAGCTTCAATTATTGTGCAAACGCAAACATCATGAGGAAGCAAACAAGTAGGACAAATATTCTCCTTACTTTTGCTCTTTTTATGTCTTGCTGTGCTATTACTCCATTGTTCAATAAGTAATGTTTGCAATGTCAAAATAGCGTCACGCCATTCTGAATTACCTTCATAATGATCTATTTCAATATCTACATATTGGACAGTGACTCCCTGAGGAGTATTAATAGTTCCACGAGGCATTTGAATCTTTACCTCGTATATATCAGTATTAAAAACTTCATCTGAAACATCTGGATGATTTACATCCAATCTTTCAGTACCAGAAATACAATACTCTGATTTAATACCAAGAACTATTACAATTCCCATTCTCCTTAATAAACTGTCAACACTTGCAGTTCGGAAACAATTCATACCTAACTGTTTATCATTAGTCGTAAAAATAGTACCGATGTTATTGTATTTATGAACTCCCTTCTCGTCAGCACGAGATTTAGGAATTATTTCTTTAGAAGTATTAACGATATCAAGAACATCCTTAGTAGACATCTTTTGAGATTGATCATTTGCATAATCATCAAATACTATAACATCTGTACTACTAGTAATATTTTCCTCAAATTTGGGATCTCCACCACGATTGTGGAGAAGTGTTTGATCGGGAATTCGACCAGCAATTGCTTGCATCATCATACCTAATTTAGTAGCGGCAGATGATTTACCACATCC